GACTTTTCACGGTAGTTTTTTGCCGCTTTACCGCCCAGGCACCAGAAGCCACGACCATTGGTGAAACGCTTCATGGTGAGCGTGTTATCCCGGTGCTTTTTGCCATACCACGGGGCCAGCACCAGCAGCGACGGAATATCACGGATGGTCGGCTCGACGTGGGTTTTCATAAAGTTCTCGGCATCACCATCCGTCGGCAACCAGATAAGGGTGTTGCGCTGCTTATGCTCTATGAAGTAGGCATAAACACCCAGCAGCATTTTGGAATAACCAACACGGGCAGACTTCACCACATTCACCTCGCGGATGTAGTCGCTGCCCATCGCATTCATGATGGCCCGCTGAAAGGGCAGTGTTTCCCAGCGCCCTTCCTGGTATGCGGATTCTTTCGGGAGATAGTAATTAGCATCCGCCCATTCAACGGCGGTCTGTGGCTCCGGCCTGAACAGTGAGCGAAGCCCGGCGCAGACAAAATGCCGCAGCCTGTTAACCTGACTGTTCGATATATTCACTCAGCAACCCCGGTATCAGTTCATCCAGCGCGGCTGCTTTGTTCATGGCTTTGATGATATCCCGTTTCAGGAAATCAACATGTCGGTTTTCCAGTTCCGGAAAACGCCGCTGCACCGACAGGGGGATCCCGTCGAGAATACTGGCAATTTCACCTGCGATCCGCGACAGCACGAAAGTACAGAATGCGGTTTCCACCACTTCAGCGGAGTCTCTGGCATTCTTCAGTTCCTGTGCGTCGGCCTGCGCACGCGTAAGTCGATGGCGTTCGTACTCAATAGTCCCTGGCTGGAGATCTGCCTCGCTGGCCTGCCGCAGTTCTTCAACCTCCCGGCGCAGCTTTTCGTTCTCAATTTCAGCATCCCTTTCGGCATACCATTTTATAACGGCAGCAGAGTCATAAAGCACCTCATTACCCTTGCCACCGCCTCGCAGAACGGGCATTCCCTGTTCCTGCCAGTTCTGAATGGTACGGATACTCGCACCGAAAATGTCAGCCAGCTGCTTTTTGTTGACTTCCATTGTTCATTCCACGGCCAAAAACAGAGAAAGGAAACGACAAAGGCCCAAAAGTTCGTTTTCAGCACCTGTCGTTTCCTTTCTTTTCAGGGGGTATTTTAAATAAAAACATTAAGTTACGACGAAGAAGAACGGAAACGCCTTAAACCGGAAAATTTTCATAAATAGCGAAAACCCGCGAGGTCGCCGCCCCGTAACCTGTCGGATCGCCGGAAAGGACCCGCAAAATGATAATAATTATCATCTACATGTCACAACGTGCATCTACGCCATCAAACCACGTCAAATAATCAATTATGACGCAGGTATCGTATTAATTGATCTGCATCAACTTAACGTAAAAACAACTTCAGACAATACAAATCAGCGACACTGAATACGGGGCAACCTCATGTCAACGAAGAACAGAACCCGCAGAACAACAACCCGCAACATCCGCTTTCCTAACCAAATGATTGAACAAATTAACATCGCTCTTGAGCAAAAAGGGTCCGGGAATTTCTCAGCCTGGGTCATTGAAGCCTGCCGTCGGAGACTAACGTCAGAAAAGAGAGCATATACATCAATCCAAAGTGATGATGGATGAACATCCCGGTTTCTTCCACCATCGCACCGGAAAAGCGACTATGAGGGTAACCCTGCGTCTGTCAGCACAGTAAAACCCGGTGTGCATCGTTTTTGATTATTCCCGCACACTCACGCAGAGGAGTTCCCCGTCGGGCTACGGTCATGGTTAATGCGGGAATACGGCGACGATACAGCGCATGATGTGTCTGGCCTGAATACCTTTATCCGTTAAAAGGGATATCAGTTAAGTTATCCCGTGCAGGGTATAAGCCATTATCAAGCCCACCCGTAGATAGGCTTTGTAATGACATCTTCAATTAATCAGCAGTTCAGGCTGTGTCACCTGCAAAATGTATTCATGCTCGACAGCCAGGACACGCTTCTCTCTCTTCCGTTCGTTCATTAACCGACTGCCGATCGTACCTTTCAGCTTTGAGCGTGTTTCTTTGATGGCGTAGCGGTGCTGCATTTCTTCGCCAATTGCCATGCGGCGGCTCAGTTGCTCTGCCATCCAGTTGAATGCTGCGATATAGCTCTCCTTGATTGCCGCAGCAGCTTTCCCGGTGAACCCCATCACAACCATGATCCAGCCATCTTTCGTCAGGCTGTACATCGGGCGAACCTTGCCCTGCTCATCGATATAATCAGCCGACGCAAAATTGCGTTGGCTAAACTCACGCGAGCAATCAGCCTTAACCTGCTCGATTTTCCTGAGAACATCACCGTGTCGCTTGCCGAAGTACTTGGCAATTTTTCTGGATGTGGTAACGACCTCTCCGTTTTTGGCTTGCACCATTTCTCGGAAGTCGAAGGCTGGAATAACTGAATGATTATTCATAGCGTCTTTACCTTTTAGAAAGTGAGCCTGTCTCACAGAAAAGCCGCCCGAGAGAGGTCGCCACCTATAACGGCATTTCTCAGGCTCGCTTACTGAAAGGCTCTCGTTAATATGCGCGTGAGATGCGCGTTTACTGCGGACATAAAAAAGCCCCGCATCGCGAGGCTCATTAAATTGACTTTGTGATTTGCAAAAAAATTTATTTCAGGCATTGCGTCCTGATGTACTCCTGAAGCGTTCTCAGTGCTGTTTGGTCACGGATAATTCCGTCCCGGATACCGAGAACGTTTCGTCCAGCAACTGAAGAGAGTTCGACGGTGGCCTCATTGCCCATGCCGGAGGAGCTGGAGGTTTTGGCTGAGGCTGGCACAGGGCATTTTCCTTTGACGAGCACCCGACCACCATTATCAAGCTTACGCCGAAGAGCATCATTTTCAGCTTTCGCATTGGCTAACTCCTTCGTGTATTTAGCATCGAGTACATCAGCAGCACGCTGGCGCTGCTGCATGTCAGTAATGGTGGCGGTCGCCTGCTTCAGCTCTCTGGCGTTTTTGTCGCGCTGCTCTTTGTAGGCGATGGCGTTATCACGGTAATGATTAACAGCCCATGACAGGCAGACGATGATGCAGATAATCAGAGCGGAGATAATCGCGGTTACTCTGCTCATTGCTGCCCCCACAAACAGACTTCACGCTCAATCTCACGACGAGTCATCAGGCCTTTCCATTGCTTACCGCCAGCGTATGTCCAGCGACGTAGCTGGTCACATGCGCCTTTGATATCACCCTGGTTTATTTTGCGAAGAAGCGTCGATGTTCTGAAATTACCAGCGCCCACGTTGTAAACAAACGAGTAAAGAGCGCCGCGCGTTGTTTCCGGTATATCGACTTTGATGTACGGGTTAATTTGTCTGGCGACCATGGCAAGGTCTTTATTCAGGAGGGCTTTGCATTCTGCTTCGGTATACGTTTTACCGGGAATGATGTCTTTTCCGGTGTGTCCGTGACATACAGTCCATACGCCAACGATATCTTCGTATGGTATGTAGCTGACACCTTCCAGGCCATCGTCACCACTCGGACCAGTGATGAGCACAGACGCTATGGCAACAGCCCCACCACCAATAGCAGCAGCAACGGCTTTTCGTAATGATGGAGGCATTATTCACCTCTCGCAGCCTTGCGCTTATCTTCTTTAATCTTGAAATAAAGGTTTGTCAGATACGTCAGCAGGCCAAACAGCAGACTCCCCAGCACACCTATTGCCACCCACTGGGACGGAGAGACTTTGTCCAGCAGCTGCAGTAACCAGTATCCCGTCCCCACCGCTGACGTGGTGTATGACACACCTGTTGTGATTTTTTCCATCTGGTACATACCCCGTCTCCCGTTATCCGGAAGCTGACAACAATAAAAAGCCACCAGTTAATTCCTGATGGCCCTGATGCATAAACGTCATAATACCTGACTGTTATGATTGACAATAATGATAATGTTTATATAGAAAGGTTCCCGATGTGTGTTACATATCATTTCTCCACGGGGAATATCCCCACGCCAGCGCAGACTCTTTTACCCGTTCTCTTCTGCGCTGGCTCTTTTTTATTATGCTGCTGCATTTACCTCTGGCACCAGGCTTTCTATCTCAACACAATACGTGGTACTTCTTGTAACCAATATCATAACGATTAATCGACATAGAATTTCTCCCGTGTACAGGAACAGAGTTAAAAAGCCGGAACCGGAATCAAATCACAGGATGACCATCTGCCAGTGGCAGGTCATAAAAAAAAGGCCGCGCCATGCGCAGCCAGAACTCACAAGGAAAATGATAGAAGGAAATAACATTAGTGATGTACGCATGGCGCCTCCCGCTAAGTTCTGCAATGATCAAACAGAACTCGCTACGTGCCCTTAAAACTCGATCATTTAGCC